AATTCTGTTAAGAACAAGCTTAGCTTCAGATTAATCATAGATGAAATATATAAGAAAGCAAAAAAGAAAAATATACAAAAAGGCAAAACTCCATTGTTTAATCTAGATTTCAATAATATAGGTTGGGAATGCTTCTTGATGAATCTCTGTCCATCTGACACATATGGAAAATTGAGGCATCTTAACAAAACCATAAGTGAGCTAGCTGATGAGATAGACCTATTCGATAACAACTTTGGTCACATAAAGGAGTTGTACAGCGATTTTGATAGGATAATCTCAATCTCTAAGTCAAAAAAAGTAGGTGTGAATGACCTTAAGGACGAGCTCAATAATCACTTAAAGCTAATCAACCGACTATCAGAGAATACTGACCAAAGATTTACCTTTTCTCCTTTTTCCCTGTTGCTCATCTCTGATATGATTCCTAATAATATATCCTTTTCAAGCACACAAGGATCTGTTCCATCCCTTTCAGAACTAATGACAGCTAAGGGTAGTACAGATTCCGAAACTTCTAAGCCTTGTACAGCTTTTGAATCAATCAGCAACTTGGCGGTTAGATCAAATTCAACAAGTACCTCATTGATTGGATTAAATCTCTTAATTAATCTAAAAGATAGAAAGAGGAAGATAGATTTAACTATGAGAATGTTTGATAAAGATCAAATAGGTGGTGACAGAGAAATATCAATCATGTCAAATGAGATGAGAATTCTTCAAGTCATCACTGAAAAATTTATGGTCAAAGTAGCTCAGCTAACAGGTGTAGATAAACTAAACGATAAGAAGAAAACATCAGAATTCATTAATAATTATGAGAAGTCGATGGCAAATAATAAAAGATTATATCTCACTGCTGATCAGAGCAGGTGGGGCCCCAATTTTAACACTCTCATATTCTCACTTTTAAGTTTAATGATGTGCTCAAGAACAACAGAATCATACATTCCTTTTATTATTTGCCTAATATCAGAATTCAAAGTCTTTGAAATGCCTTGCTGGATTCCTAATTTGCTGAATAGATCAAATTTCAGATATACCATTGCCGGAAAATTGGGAAGAAATCATATGGGTCAAGGAATATTTCACCAATCTAGCTCTTATTACCATTCATTAGTAATCCTAAGAATAAGACATTTCATGATGAAATTATTTAACTCTTACAAAGAAAGAGGGTTCTTTAAATACGTTGACCTAGCAATAGAGAGTTTGGTTACATCAGATGATTTAGTAATAATAATATATTTCTATGGAAACATTGAAACTTTATCAGAAGATGAAAAGATTAGGATGGAAACAATATTGTTAATCATGAAAAGGTATTTAAAGAGAATTAATAAAGTATTCATCATTTTTGGCATTAAAACTAGTGATTACAAAAACATTTTGTCTAACGAGTGCGCAGAGTTTAATAGTATATTTTTAAGTGTGAAAGGATTTGGCTCAACTGATATCAAATTCTGCTATTCATTACTGGATCCATCTACAACAGGTAACTTCATCAATGACTTTAACTCTACATATGATTGTTATGTTACATCAAGAAATTCACTGTGCTCTCATGCTACCTCACTTTGTATATCAAACATGAATCTAATTAAGTTTAGCAAACAATGGAAAATTGATATGAAATATCTAGGCTTCCAAAAAGATGAAACACTGATAAGGGGTTTGCCCAAGATATATGACATTAAAGAAAAAGATGAATATCTTGAAACAAACCTCTCAACACCTAGCAACTTAAAATTCAAATTGAGGAAGATGGTTAATTCAGAAGTTAAAACAGGAAATGAACTACTAGATGGAATAGTTAAATCATCATTATACAAGCTAAAAGGAACTAGAGAAAGAACTGCTAATAGATCAATATTAACATTTTCTAAAGAGGAAAATATAAGACTTGAGTCACCTTTCTTCCGGATGTTTGGCCTTCTAGGAGAGACATATAGAGCTTTTGCC